TTCTTCACTCGTATTAGGAGTGACTTCGTGCCTTAGGGCTCCTGACATTATTATTACGGATCCTTCTTTCACATTTATATCAAGAGTTCTAAAATTCTCCAGAAGCTCACTATTATAAGTTGTTCCCAAAGGATTATGAACTCGAAAAACAGCTTCACTGTCTTGAGGAGAATTCATAAAATAAACCGCAATCCAGCAATCATTACCATGGTGGTGGGGTTGAGCAAAATCACCTTTTTTATATTTATTTATCCAACAGTCGGTTGCTTCTATCGTAGAGGTATTTCTTATTTTTTCCTCTTTAATGATTTGAGCAAGAAGCGGTTTTATATCTTCGCATAACTCATTTAAGATAGGAAAAGAAAAATGAAGATACCAATCACTCCTCCAGGCATAGACATTCGTTTGATCAGGGCATTCTAAACTAACGGCGCCACCGCTCTTTTTTCCAGGTATGCGAAAATTAGGATCCTTTTTGTATACAAGAAGAATTTGATTTATTTTGTTTTTATATTCTTCGTGGCGAGTGAGAGTGAAAGACCAGCATTTTTGAGAAAATAAAGTATGTTTATTCATTTCTTATTATCTCTTCTCCAATTGTAGGTATGATTAAGGCGCATTTATTTCTCTTCCTAAAATGCTTCGCGCGGAAGTTTTTCCTTCTTTTTTTATTTCTTCCCCTCGAATAGTGTTATTGATTATAAAATTCAGAGGCATTGAACGTCTTATGTCTTTTGGATTCTTGGTCTTAAAAGGATAGACACAATGCAAATGATCCGCTTGAAAAATATAAAAATTCCCTACTTCTGGAACAATATCAAGCGATTTTGTAGTACAAGGATTGATGAAGCTTATTCGGCCGTCCTTGAACTTGTGAGGTTCTGTCACATCGTTTATGAATTCAGGAACTTTTAAATACATGTTACCGGCGAAACCTTCCATAGTTGGTGTATTATGAACATGAAGGGGATTATATTCCCCTGGTTTCATGTCATTCATCCAACATGAAAGTATGTCAAGATTATGCGGTCCTGCTGGAACTATGCCGTGTTCAACGCACGTGTCAACGTAATCACTCATGCATTGAGTCATGAATTTAAATATTTTTGAGGTTTGAATGATGGGCAGCATGTCTAAGTATTTTTTAAGACGTCTTCATATTTAGCATTTATGTCGTCAACAAATTCTTGCGGGATTTTGTACTTGCAGACTATTCTTCCAAATACAAGCATTTTTTCGTGTGTTGCAATTTCATCTTTCTTTGTCATATTCTGCGTCCCTTCCATATCACATTTCCTTTGTCAAGAGAACTATTATCCTATAAATATCCCTATATTGATCTGTGTCAAGTATGGAAGAAATTAAGAAAATTTATATCGCCACCCCGGCATACGGGGGGATGTGCCATATGGGATATCTCCATTCCTTGATTCAAACTCAAATGATGTGCGTGGCTGAAAAAATCGCCATGTCCTACAGCAGCGTGACTAATGAATCTCTGATAACCAGGGCGAGAAATACCTGTGTTTCGGAATTTTTAAATGATGACTCAAAACCTGCACCGAGCCATCTAATGTTCATAGACGCTGACATTCAATTTGATCCTGGGAGCATTAAACGAATGCTTAATTATGACAAGGACGTAGTATGCGGCATATATTCCAAAAAAGATATTAACTGGGATTTGGTCTATAAGACTACGAAGGAGCACCAGGAGAAGAAAATCAAGGACAATGACCTCCTTTTCTCCTCTTCCCTGGACTATAATCTTAATTTTAAAGATCCTTTAAACGTGGTCATAGATAATGGTTTTGTGGAAGTTCTGGACGGACCCACAGGATTTATGATGATAAAACGAGGGGTGTTTGATCGCTTTAGAAAAGCATATCCAGAGTTGCAATATAAGACAGATCAACTTATAAATAGTGAAAAATATAAATCGAAGAACACTTGGGCGTTTTTTGACACAATGATTGATCCAGAGGATAAGCGTTATTTATCTGAGGATTACGCTTTTTGTAGACTATGGCAGAAAATTGGTGGTAAAATATATGCTGACATTAAAAGTCCACTTACTCATTGGGGCACGTTTCCCTTCAAGGGTCATGTAGGGACGCGATTTAAATCTAAAGAGGAGTATAATGCCGCTAACAAAAGTAAACTTCAAGCCAGGAATAAACAAGCAGGACACGGATTACGGCGCGGAAGGGGGATGGACAGACGCTGATTTTGTCCGCTTTCGTTATGGACTTCCTGAAAAATTGGGAGGATGGGCCGAAGCCACGACAAGCACTCTCATTGGCATAGCCCGAGCTCAATTTTCTTGGTTCACCCTGGATCAAAGCCGTTATACGGCTCTTGGCACTAATAAAAAATTATATCTTGTATCGGAAGGAAACGTTTTTGATATCACTCCTATTCGCTACACAGCTGCGGCTGCCACGAGCGCCTTTACAACGACAGCTTCCAGTGACGCGGTTACCTGCACGGTAAGCGCCCACGGAGCTACGGCTGGTGATTTCGTCACCATTTCTTCCGTCTCCTTGATTCCGGGATCAAGCAGCCTGACCGCTTCTGATTTTGAGGGAGAATTTGAAGTTCAATCAGTAACTGATACCAATAATTTTGTCATTGATTTAGAATCAACGGAAACAGGCTCAGCTTTCGCTACTACGGGAACAGGAACATTTGCATTTCAAATTAATGTTGGACCCGCGGTCAGCGCCCTGGGATATGGATGGGGCACGGCGACCTGGGGAGCCAGCACGTGGGGAACAGCTCGAACCACTTCCACCACTGTCATTCAAGGGGCCAACTGGTCTCTGGACAACTGGGGAGAAGATTTAATCGCGACCTTCAGGGACGGAGCGACATATCAATGGGACGCGTCTGGTGGCACTGGAACTAGAGCCGCGCGCCTTACTAATTCGCCTTATCTTTCCCGTCTTTCAATAGTTTCCGTTCCGGACAGGCATCTCATATGCTTTGGAACACAAACAACAATCGCCACAAGCGGCAATCAGGATGATGTATATTTCAGGTGGGCGAGCCAGGAAAGTCTGACGGACTGGACGCCTACCACGACTAATACATCAGGAAGTTTGCGTATTGGAGATGGGAGCAAAATTATCGGAGCGACAAAAAGTAGAGGAGCCATCCTTGTATGGACGGACACCGCTCTTCACAGTCTTCAATTCATCGGTCCTCCCTATACTTTCGGACTTCAGCAATTAGGAGCTAACTGCGGACTTGTAGCGCAGCACGCCTGCGTGGACGTAAAAGGCGTCTCCTTCTGGATGAGTCAAAATGGATTTTTCATCTATGATGGCGCCGTCAAGCAACTGGGCTGCACGGTTCAGGATTATGTCTTTAGCACGCTGGACCCTTCAGGTCAGAATGACATTTACTGCGGCGTCAACACGGATTTTCATGAAGTGATTTGGTTTTATCCAGACACGACCTCCTACAGCAATCTCATTAACAAATACGTCATTTATAATTACGTGGACCAGGTATGGACTGTTGGAACGATGGACCGAACAACGTGGTTTGATCGAGGAGTATATGCTTACCCTTATGCCACTCAATATCTTCCTAACAGCACGACCAATGTGACGCCAACCATCACCGGAGATCTCAGCAACGGAGTCTCCACTCTGTTCTCTCAGGAGAACGGATATAATGGAAACGGCTCAGCCATCACGGCGACCATCACATCAGGGGATTTTGACATCAGCGATGAACAAGCCGGCCTTGTCATGGCGGTTCGAAAATTCATTCCTGACTTTAAAAATCAAAGCGGAAATGTTAACGTCATAATGCAATTCAAGAACTACCCGCAAGGATCGGCGTCCAGCAACAGTTCCAATTCCGTGGTGGAGACAACTACCACGCACATTGATCTGCGAGGGCGCGGACGGACGGCCAATGTCCAGTTCTCCAGTGATACAACGGATTCTAATTGGCGCTTTGGCACGTTCCGATTGGATCTGCAACCAGATGGAAGAAGATAATGGCTAGAATTAATATAACCAGATTCCCCGATGCGACACCGGAATATGATCCCGTGCAGTTCAATGCGCTCATTCGTCTGTTGGAGCAGATCGTTAAAAGTTTAAACACAACCTATCAATATGACCTGACTTCGGAAGCCGAGGCGCAATCATGGTTTATGGAGCATTAAATGGCTAATTCCTATGTGAACAGCGGCAAGGATCTCGATTCCACGGATTTAACGGTCGTGTATACGTGCCCGAGCGATACAACAGCCGTCATTAAATCCATTCACTTATGCAATGACTCTGCATCCGACGCGACAGTGGACATCACCTGGACGGACAACAGCAACGCTGACGCGATTATCGCCTGGTCAAGCGACTTGACGGTGAGCGCTAATTCCCAAAATGAAGCCTTAGCCCCTAACGCCACTAACATTTACGGTCAATCTACTTTAGTTTTAGAGGAAAATGATATATTAAAAATACAAGCTAACGTGGCTGACCGTGTTCATGTGACCGCGGCTGTCTTGCAAGTTGATAACTTCAAGCGCTTCCGGGAAGCGGGCACCACTGCATAAAGACTTGAAATAGGAGTAAAAATATGGCAATTAAAGAAGACGCAAAAATCATTGGATACAGGGACATGGATGGTAAAAAAGTTCCCATTATCAAATGCGCTACGGAGACGAAAATCTATCATGCGGACTCAGGAAAGGAGTATGATAGCGAAGAAGCTGCAAAAGCAGACGTAGACGATCCTGCAACATCAACCACTACTGCACACATCAAAAGGGACGTGAAAATAGCGGTTGCGAAACTCCACGATTTAATAGGAGCAACAAAAAATTAACATGGATCGTACATGCAACAAACAGGAATAGAAACACTACAACACGTCGCGTCCTCTTTAGGAGGACTTGGTCGTTACGGGGACACCTATATGATTCACGCTGCCGAAGGGGAGACCGTGATACCTATGGAGATCCTGGACCGCGACCCGCTGCTCAAGGAGAGATTATTTGATTCCATGCGTGCAATGGGCGTTGACCCGGAACGCTACATCGTCGGGAATGAACTAAACTCTTTAAACCCGCTCACCGGACAGCCGGAATTCTTTTTCAAGACAATCAAGAAACTTTTTAAAAGTCCCATCGCCCAAGTGGCCGCGGGAGCGTTTTTAGGCCCTTACGGATGGCTCGCCGCACCTGCTATGGAAGCTATAGGAGGAGGCGGAGGCAAGGACATCAT